ATTCTGGTTTGACCTCATTTGCTGTTGGTAAAACTTCACCTTGAACAAGAATATCTCTAAATTCTTCTCTATCAATTACCTGTTGATCGAATAAAGAAGTCAAAGCTGTAATATCTTGTCCTATCAGTCTTTCTATATCAAAATCCCTACTAATTTTTACTTCTGGAGCGTCAATTCCTACATATTCAGCAGATAAATTAAATGCTTTTTGTAATTTTTGCTCTAATTCCATAGAAACCATCGCAAGCATAGAATTAGTATCTACACGATCTAATCTTCGAGCGTCAGCAGATTCAGCTACAAACTTTTGCTGACTTAAAGTACTAATACCAAGAGTAGCCATTTGCATTTGTAATTCTTTTATCTCAGCAGATTGAGCATCAAAAGCACTAGAGGCTGGTTCTACATAATAGACTTTATTACCTGGCTGAGTTGCCATCGCATAATTTACAGATATAGCAAGGTCTTTGGTCTGATCGTCATATCCTTCCATAACAAGCATAGGTTGTGATGCAACGTGCAAACTATGAATTAAATCAGCTTGTCTTTGAAAATGTGCAAGATTTAAGTATGCAATGTCTAATAAAGGTGGTTTACTTACTAAATTTTCAACTTTTCCAGAATAAATTGAAACTAATGGCACTTCACCAAGAGAAAAATCACCTGATTCTGCTAATTCATAATCTTTTGCACCTTCGGGGCTAGACATATCTCCTGCATATCCCCCGCCATCATCCTCATAAAGATCTTCAACTGTTTCTCTTTTTCTAAAAACACGATAACGACCTGGTTCTATCACTCGAACTTGGTCATAAATTTTTTCACCAAAGTCCCCATCAGGTAAAACTGCTTTCTCAGCCAGTCTCACCTGTATCAAGTTGCCATAGTTTGATTCTCTATCTAATCTCCAGCCATAAATATTTGTTGGATCGACTTCTATCCAATAAGGTCTACGATTTTGCTGACGTTCTTCAGCTAAACTTACTGCTCCTGATGGTGCTGGATAATCTACAAGAATATGACTTTGACCATAAGTAAGAGAACACATCAGTAATCTTCTTGCATATTCATCTAAATCCGAGCCACAACCATCGACATCCATCTTAAACATTTCTGTCCAGTAAGGATCGCCTATTAATGATATTGGTTTTCTTAATACAAGACCTGTGGCTGCTCTTATTAATCTTTGTGTAAAAGGACTAAATACTGCTCTATTTACTCTTGCTAGGTAAGCATCGTAATCTTCTCTTGGTTCTAATGGTAGAAATGCTTCAGAGTTTTCTCTGAGGTATTCTGTTCCTTCTGTAACTGCTCTCATTATTTCCCAACCTTTCATCATGTCTACTACTGCTCTGGTGCGAGTAAACGGACTATCACTACCACCTAGATAAGAACTAGCTGTAATAGCGGTTTGGATTCTCCCTGGTACTGCGTAAGTCATGTCAACACCTCCATCGTTTTAAGGCTAACGCTTTTCTTGTAGGTCTGCCTTTACTATCTTTAAGTGGCCCTTTGACTCCTGCCATACGAGCACAAAAAGATTTTCTTCTGGCTTTTTCTTTTGGTGTAAGACCTGATTTTTTAGTAACAGGTGCTTTTAAGTTAGATCCTGTTGCTTTGTTATATTTTGCTCTACCTTTTGCCGTCAAGCCACCTTTTTTGGATTTTTCACCTCTTCCAACTGATAAACTTACAGATTTACGTTTTTTTCTTATCATTTTCCTACCTTTGCCTGTGCTTTTTTATGAGCAACAGTAAATGAATCTCCTGCTCGCATTCTTCTTTTCATAAACTCCATATGTTTATCACTATGATGTTCAGAATGTTTCATTAATAGGTTTTTTTGACGAGTAGTTAGCTTCATTTTTTCTTTCTCTTCTTCTTACCTTTTAGTTTTTTAAAATCAGCACCAGTGATTTTATCTCTAGGAGGTGCAACAGCAGCTAATTTCCTTTGTTTTGCAGAATAGGACTTTTTAGGCATGATTTTTCCTAGATAACTCTATGTTACCGCTTTCCTTAAGATTTTACACTCATTTCTTCTTCTTTTTTGCCTTAGTTTTCTTTTTCTTACCTTTTTTGACAGTTGCGATGTACCCTTGGCATCGACTCATGGCAGCAGATTTGCTCATTTTTTCTTTTTAGTAGTTTTTTTACGCCTATGTTGGTATGTTATTTTCTTACTTCCTGTTTTTTCACGCTTAAATCTTGCTTTTTCGGCTGCGGTCATCTCTCCAACAGTCTTAGGTGTCTTACTTGATACACGTTTACTTGGTCTACACGCTGGATAGCCTCTTTTTTCTCCTTTTGAACGACCACAAGGCTTGCCTGTCTTTACATCAACCCAATTTTCCTTAAACCAACGTGTTAAACCACCTTTGGCTCTAGGATTTGTACTACTTTTTTTTCTTTGTGGCACGTTTTTTCTCCACTCGATAAGTACCGCCACGCTTTTTGTACTCTCGTACAAGCCACGCATTTGCATATGCAGAAGGATAAACAGCAAATTTGCGTTTAGCTTCGGCTTTTACTCTAGCGTAAAGTGCTTTATTTACAGGAACATTCGCCACGCTTTTTACCTCCCTTCTTTTTCTTCTTCTTTTTCTTAGTCGTAGAATGATACATGATAAGAATTAGGTAGTTCTTAGTATATTCTAAACGCAGTCTGCCCTAATGTCTCTGGTTTTGCCAAATTAAATTGTTGTAGACAAAGATAACCAAAAGCATCAAAAGCATGGTCAACTCCTAGATGTTTATTAGGCATCCCTGTATTTGGAGCGTAAGTTAATGTTCTAAGTGCTTTTATCAATTCTTTACATCGAGGATGAATAAATGTTCTTTGATTTCCTTCAGCATCCAACAAAGCAGTATTAACAGCAGTAATTTTATCTCTAATTTTCCAGGGAGATTTAGGACTCATAACAGTAAATCCATTTCTTCTTAAGATTGTATGGTCAGTAACACCAACTCCACTCGTTTTTCTTGCACTACCAGTTGGGTCAGGACAAGCAATTACCCTCCGATCTACCCCATATCGCCTTACAACCTCTTCCGCAAAATCCCAAGTTGTTGCCCCACCCGTCAACATGATCTCATCAAAAACATAAAGACAGTCATTATGCTTTACCGCACAAACTCCTGCCATCGGGTCTACGTTAAAATCTAACCCAATCAACAAAGGCATCATGTGTAAATCTTCAACTTCCTTAGAGATATTCTCATCAGTAAAACTAACAGCGACTAAACCAGTTAAATTCTCAAAACTAGCCTCAAACTCCTGTCTAAATGTTCTCGCATCTAACTGACCTCTAGCTGCTTCGACTTCTTCTTCCTTAACATTCCCCCCTTCAATCGTGGTAAAACTCCACCTTTGCCAATCATCTCGCTCGGTTTCTCCGCAATAACACCACATATCATAAAACCAACTTGCAGTTCCATCAGGTGTACTAATAAACAAAGCCCATCCCTGCTTATCAGCTAAAGCTGGTCTTATAACTTCTGACCATACCCCCTGATCCATAAATGCTGCTTCATCCAATACCACCCCCGAAAGACTTCTTCCCCTTAATGCCATCGCATTTTCTGTTCCTTTTAACTCGATTGTCGATCCATTAATCAATTCAATCCTCAAATCTGTTTCGTTTTTGCTTTTTATCCATAATCGAGGCACTAATCTCTTTAATTCTTTCCATGCGATGTCTTTCGCCATACGATATGTCGGTGCACAGTAAAAATATGTCTCCCCTGGTCGGTCAATCGCTCCACGGAGTAGTTCAATACAGGATAAATAGGATTTTCCAAATCTTCTGCCAGCTACGAGGACACGAAATCGTTTTTCACAGTTGAAAACCTGTCCCTGGGCATATCTTAAATTTATTTCTGGTGCGTTTTTTACGGCCATACACTAAAAAATAACAAATTTTTTAATTATTACCCCCTTTTTATAGCCTAAATTGATATTTCTAGGTTATCATTCAATTAATACCTTATCTGATTGAGTCCGTGGCTGAATCGTTTATGTCTGGTTTTATCCCAGAAGATCATAAAGAACAACAAGTAAAACAAAAGAGAAGAGCTAAATTTGCTCCGAATACACAGGAGCATATTCAAGCAAGGGCTCAAAGATTGTATTCTCGTCAACTAGATGGGAAAACAACAAGACAGCTTGTTTTAGAACACGCAAAGATTGAAGGTATTGGAGAGACTTCAGCTTGGAACGATTGGAATAGAGTAAAGAAATGGAATAACGAAGATTGGGATAAAGATAGAGAAAATATGCTTCCAAGACTTCAAGCGATGAGAGTCAGATTATTCAATAAGGCAGTTTCAAAAGGTCAATTACAAACAGCAGCACAAATCCTGGATTCATTAGGCAAAGTTATTGGAGAGTCAGTAGAGACAGTCAATATTCAAGCACCTGAACTGTCAATAAAAGTAGAAACAAAGTAGTACAGACTTATTAGTAACAAAGATTAGCAATATATGTTTAAGGTAGGCGGTAATCGTATATAACATAAATATTTTTAATACTACACCCCCCATTGATAAGTTATTGTAATGTAATAATATCATCATTCTGTTGCACTTCTGATGTCATCATGCTATAATATTAATATACATAGTTGAGCAGGAGTTCCGAGATACTGGAACCACCTCAAGACTTCAGGACTAGCCAGTATCCTAGAAAACTAGATCACCTGAAGAACGCTAGAAAGATATAGATTCTAGCTTGCCTGTCTCAAAGATTCCCTTTTATCTCTAAGCTGTTGCACTCAGAGCAAACCAGAGAGACAACAGGAGCTTAAATCTTCGGATCAGCTTTCTTTCTTTCTTCAACAGCACTTGCAAGCCCTACAACAGCTTACAGATAAAAGGTATCTAATCCTTTTATCTTTTTTCACTTTATCCAATTCATTCAATTTATTTAAAATGAACTATTCGATCACTAGATTTACTGGCATTGATTATGCTAACAAGTCTGCAAAATGGGATCTCGTAGCAGAGAGACACAGCCAAGAATCAGCACTTGCAACCTGCAAGAGTTTGAACCTTAATCGTCCTTTCTACCATCGAGTTGAAGTAAATTCGAAAAGAGTTGAGCTTCCCAGATTTACAGTTATTAAACCTAATATGAAATCTGATTATGCTCCGATTGTAATTCCTGCAAGTTTTACAGTTAGAAAGAAGCTCAACATATTTCAAAGAATCATTAGGAGATTTTTCTAATGACTGAATTTGAACTTTTATTCTTTGAAGATCAGGAGCAGTTTTTGAAGCTGTTCTCTGATCTATTTATTTACGATTTCGAATCTTTGGAGATTTCCCAAAATGAACAGACTTAAATTTTTAGTTGTTTTCTTTTCTTTGGGTTATTCGATTTATTTCGGGAGTATCTTATTCGATGCTCTTTATACGATCCAAAAAAACCATTTGCAAACTTTATCGACTTATCAAAATGAAAATTAAAAGACTAGGAGCCAGTAAAACTTTATTGGCTCTTTCCTCTGGTTCTGAGATTTTTTATTCTTACGAAACACCAGTTGCATGTCAAATGCACTCTGGGGAATTATTCAAAACTGAAGAATATTATTCGAGGACAACTTCAAAGCATATCACCCAATACTTAAACGGGAGAAAAGCGGAGACCGTTCCACAATCTTTTATTAATCAACTTGTGGGAGTTTAAAACTCCCCTTTTCTTTTTTCTTTATTCTTAAAATTATGCTCACAAAATTAGAAAAAAAAGAATACAGAGAACTAGGAAAAATTATTATGAATGGTTCTCTCGATCAAGTCCATAAAATAACTTCTCGTTATATGGAGTTGAATCAAAAAAAGTACAATCCTTTTTATAAAAAATCATGACTTTGAATGTTTTATTAATTGCTGATCCTTACGGAGCTTGCGGACATATCGCAAGCACTAAGGACAAAAAATCTTTAATAGATTTTGTAGAGGATCGAGGTTATGAAGCTGTAGAGTTTCAAAACGAAGATTACGACCCAAGGGAAGACAGCGTATCTAGCTTATCAAAGGAGTGCGGATATTTTACTGTTAAAGATTTACCTGATGTAAGCGAGGAGCTATGAAAGAGTACAAAGCGACTGATCCTGAAATGGTACAAGCTCAAAAAGATTTGGCAAAAATGTCAAATTTATCTGATCGGGTCATCACAAATGATGACGACCTTTTTCAGGAGTTAAGTACGATCCAAAGAAAATTATGTCAAATTTCTGAATTTAAGTCTCATTTTCTTCAGAGATATGAAGATATATTGGATGAGCAACATAGACTAGAAACTCAGTTATGCGTCTTTCAAAATGAGATGCTCCACAGTTTTGAATTATGCTTCCGATATTACAAGACCAAAAAGAAGGGCTTTAAATAGCCCTATCTTTTTCTAACTTTAATTTACATCTTGTAAGAATCAAAGTTTCATATAATTTTTTATCTGATCTTAAGGCTTTAGTGAGTAAGTTATCCCACTCTTTAGAGGATAATTTATTGAGGTTGTAGGCATCATAACCCATTTCTTCGATTGAAAGTATGTAAGACTTAATGAGACTCATTATGGAATAGTAAATATATTATTAATATACCACGATAGATTGACAATGACATTATATATATACTATTATTAAAAATGTAAGTCACTTATCCTACTTATGAACCGAATTACCAACAAAGATGTTGAATTTCAACTTGAAAGACTCAACAAACTAACAAACAACCCTACGGAATATTGGACTGATAAAAAAGCCAATATTGGAAATATTCATACCAGAGGTGAATATGGATACACCTGTATTATGCAAACAGTAAATGAAGGTGGAGGAGTTACTGATCTTGCAAGAGGACTTACCAAACGTGAAGCGTACCAATGGTTAAGAGCAGCTATAGCAGGGATTTATTTAAAAGGAGATACAAATAATGGATAGAGATTTTCAAAAGGTCTTGCAAGCCTTAACTGCTTTTGATAAGAAATTATCATTATTAGAAGATGTTGTTAAGCAATTAGCAGAAGCTAATGTTAACTACGCTACGAGCCAACAAGAATTAAACAAAGAGCAATCTGCGTTAAACAAAGACTTGGGTGAAGGTATCAAAATGCTTGGAGATAACCTTGCTGAAGTTATTAAATTTTTACAAAAAATAGGAGGTAACAACTAATGGGTTTAGATATGTATTTAGAAGCCTCTTTTTCAACAAGAGCATATATACAGCCTACCGAACAGCAATATGCTGATATGCGAGAAGGTAAGGAGGTCAAAGTTGAACAATCTCCTGAACTAAAAGATGCTATTGCTGCTATTGGTTTTGAAGACGCTCCAATAGGTCATCAATACAACCATTTTCAGTATGTCTTTCCGATCATAACTTGGAGAAAAGCAAATTCTATTCATAAGTTTTTTGTTGACGAAGTTCAAGATGGGAATGATAACTGCGAACGTCACTATGTTCCAAGAGAAACGCTCCAAGAATTGTTAGATCGTATCAATACGATTCTTGATATAAAAACACCAGTTGCCAGAGAAATGAAGGCAGAAGAACTTTTACCAACTGATGTTGAAGGTTGTTTCTTTGGTTCAAAAGAATATGACGATTGGTACTATCAAGATTTGAAGCGTACCAAAGATATTCTTGAGAAGGTCTTTGAATATGAAGAAAACGCAGAAGCAGGGAAATGCTTTGATGGTTTTTATTATCAATCATCTTGGTAAAAACTATGGATAAAAAACAAATCATCAAAAAACACATAGAAAAACAAGTCTTACAAGGACATTCAAAATCTAGTGTTTTAAAAGAAATAGTATCTAAATTTGACGTAACACTAGCTACTGCATATTTATATACTCATAATTTTAAATTCAAAAAAAAGTATTAATTATGTCACACCCAGTAAATGATGAAATTCTTGAAAGACTTTACGAAGAAGTTAAAGAAGAATTTCCTAAAGCTTTAGAACCTTTTGTTTTAGCAGAAGTACAAAAACGATTTGAGGATTTATGCCAATGAACGAACCAAAAGAAAAAACTTACACCGTCCTTTGGGGAATGTGTACAGCTACATATTATGTAGTAAAAGCTCAAGATGAAGACGAGGCTATTGAAAGATCAGGACTAGATTATGACCCTGATGAAGATTGGGCTATCGAATCTTATGAAAAAGATTATGTACCTGAAAACTGTCATTATGCTGAAGTGACTTGTGAAGATGAGGAGGAGGAAAATGACTAAAAAGAAAATAGTTGAATTTACAACAGTTACAGATTATCAGCAAACATTCCAAATATGTTTAACTGATATTTGGGAAGAGATATGTAAGGAACAATATTTTGAAGATGAAGAAGCTGATATAACTGATTGGAGTGAAGAAGATTTAAAAGAGATAGCATGGGATTATGTTTTAAAAAATCCTGATAAATATAAGGTTGGAGAAGGAGATTATGATAATGAAATTATTTTAGATCAATCACTTTGGGAGGAGGAATGAACATAACAGAGTCTAGAGATGAAGCATTTGAAGCAATAGCAGAAATGCTACGTTCCAATGTAAAGAAAACAAAGATAGCTTCTAAACTTGCTGCCGATTATTGCGTAAGCGATAAAACAGTTTACAAGTGGATTACTAAAGTTGAAGAAATGTACGATATAGAACCTATAGAGTCTATTCTTCAACAACAAAAAACTGAACTAAAATCTGAAATTTATCAGGATTTAATTCGTGATTATCACAAAGCTAAAACTGATAAAGATGATGAGTTACGCAGGAAAATCGGAGCTATATTAAATAACACTTACCTTAAAAAAATTACTTTCAACTGAGAATTTCGCTAGCGAATTATGAACACTTACAAAATCAAAGTAAATCAAACTTGGGAAGAGATTTATGAAATCGAAGCTAAATCTGAAGAAGAAGCTGTTTATCTATCTGTTTCAGAGTGGGTCGAACCAGTAAAATCAACTCCTACTAAATCTGACATTATCGAGGTAACAGAGCTATGATTGACAACCCATTACCATATCAAGTTATGGAGGAAAGAGAATCGCTCCAAAACGCTCAAGACTTTGAGTTCTATTGCAACCACCATGCAAAAGAAATAGCTGAACACTATAAAGTACATGAAGACTTACATGAATACTTTGCAGAGTGGTATCACAATTATATGTCTCAAAATCCTGAGCTATTTGATCACACTTGTATCACTCTAGATTCTGATTACATAGTCGATTGGTGGAAAGATAACTCCTACCTTTATGACAACTTCAATTCCCCTTATATGGAGATTACAAAATGACTATGCAATGTAAACAAGTAGATATTGGAGACAAGTGTGTCGAATGCCTACGCTCCACTTCTTTTGGAACTGGACTTTTCGTTAACAGAATACCAGCCGATAATGATAACTATATCGGTTGGTTATGCCCAGAGTGTAACTTCCACGAATGTGATCGCTGTGATGAAAAGATTTACTGTGATGAAGATGTTACGCCTCATTGTGTTTACTTAGATCACGAAACAACAGAATTTTCTGATGGAGCTTATAGAGTTCACTACGATTGTTTAACTCAAAAAGAAAAACAACTTATGGAGGAGAATAACAAATGAAGTTAGAAGAAATCTACGAAACACTAAAAGATTTTGCAGAGAAAGAAGAAGACCTGCAATGCAAGTGGCCTTGTGATTCTGATTACAATGTTCCAACTTGGGATAAAATTTATGATGCTTTAGATATTCTTGATTCAATTATTAATTACCAACCTAGTGATGCTGAATTAGAAGCATACTTTAATGATTATCAAGACCCACCTCATGTAAGAAATCAAAAAATGTTAGAAATGAAAACTGAGTCTCATGGAAGGAGGTTTGTATGACTAATTTCGTTCCAATAACACGTTACTCTAGGTGTAAAAGATACTCAGGTGCATTAATCAAATGCCCTGAGTGTAACTCAATCAAAACTATCTATCATCTTTCTTGGTCAGCAATATTTTGCCAAGATTGTGAACAATATATAAATAAATACGATTGGTTCATCGAAAAAGGTAAACATTCAAAATTACAGGAGCTAAACAATGACTAACGAAGTAGATTTTGGACATTTATGGACTTTATTTAAAGATGCTCATAGTAGGTCTTTAGATAATATCCTCAGTCACCCTCTAAAAGCTGAAGATATTGAAGATTTATGTGAAGCTCTAGGCTTTGATGACTACGCTTTTGAACTTAAAGATGATAGAAAAAAACAGGAGGAAAATGATGCCTAAAGGTAAATACTACGAATATCAAATCAAACGCTCCGCACTAGATAACGATTATCTTTCTGGTAATATTGATGACTTTCAATATATGAGAGAGTCTCTTGATCTAGACTTAGAATATGAACCATATATCTTAGCTCAAACTATTAATAGCGAAGTCGCTAAAAAACAACATGGAATTGATGATGCCAAACAACAACTGGATTAACTTTCCTAAAAATCCTTATGATGGACAAGTTTTCTATTACCCTCCTACAGAAGATTGCTTTACATATATCGCTCCTTCAAAAAAAACAGGAGAGGGACAATGGATTATGATTACTCATCAAGATTTTTCTAAACCTTACTAAGCTGCTACTAATTGATCCTTCTTTACCATATCTTGAAACTCTGCAACCTTTTCCTTAAATAACGCACCACAACCTATCAACTCCATAGCTGTTACCCAACGAAGCTGTAATCCGTTCTTTCTTATTATACATATCAATCCTCTTTTTGCTCGCACTCCAGTTTTTTCATATAGTCCTTCATTGTACGCACCTATCTGTAATAAATGATCCTGTAAATATTTTTCTGGCTTATCTGTATCTTTTCCGTAAGTTTTGAAATCTACTATCGTTAATTCTGAATGACCATCAGGATTTTCTGTGTCTATTAAAGCGTCACATTGACCAGCATAACCTGATGAATGGTTTACATTAAATTCACTAAGATGAATGGCTTTTATATCTTCTAAAAAAGGTTGTATATTTCGGGTGTACTCACTACACGCCCATTGTTCTGGGATTTTATTTTTACCATGAATGGCGTTTTGTAATGCCCAGGTTGTAATTGCTTGGCTAGGTCGTGCCAAGCCATCTTCATAAGTTTTCCAACCATTCCTTTTGTTTGCTGAATTTATTGCCATTATAGACGCAGTTTTTAATATTTTCTCGCAATATGAATGGACTGCTGTACCAATACTACAAGCCATATCTCTGTGTTCTAAATTACCTGGGCGTTTAGCCCATTTCATTAATGCTGCTTTCTGTTCCGCAGGAGCAGTGTGTTTTAATATCGAAGTTACTGAATGATATTCTCTTTCTTCTTCATCTCTATAAACTCGATGCTTTCCTGAGTCATCACGCACCAAAGATGAATGACGTAATCCAGCTAATAAGTTTTGCCTATCCGTTTCTATAGGTAAGGCAAGAGTCATTTGTTTATAAGGATTTTTCCTAACTTTATCCGCTTTTCTTCTGAATTGCAAGATTGTCATTATTCATCATAAAAATAATATGGTCTAAATCTAATTGCAAGTATTACTAAAGCATCTACCCATATATGTCCATATTTAAATTCATGTTCTT